ATATGATCCGCCATCAATGTTAATATCATAAGGATTGACTCCTAATGTATTTCCATAGAAACTTTGGATAACAGAATCGTATATGTTACTAGTAAATGTATTGCCGTCAACAATCACACCCGGATACTCTAATCCAGTCTGTGTTGTTGCTAAATTAATATAACCATTGTAGGCAACAATACGATCGTTTGCATTGTTAAATGCACTGGCATTGATAGTAGATACATTAGCAACCGGGAAATCAACGTTGGCGTCAATTGTGTAGGCATTTGCTAGAACATATAGTATATCATTATTAACAATAATAGTATTAGCAGATAATGTTTGTCCTATGTTTGCTGTTGTAATATTACTCCAGAATACAAAGGTATTGGCCGCGGCATAGTTAACACGATCAAACTTCACAGTGGTTGCAATACTTCTGATCACATTGTGTCCAGAATTATTATTATCAAACACATTACGCAATTCCGGATATGCTGTTGCGCCTGTGCCTGTGCCATTGATTAAAATGGTTGGGGTGGTTGTGTACCCTTTTCCAGGGTTCGTAATTACGATGCTACCAATGCCGCCTGCACCGTTGAGTGTAGCATAAGCAGTAGCGTCAACTGTTGCACCGCCACCAGTAATTATTATCTGCGGCTCAAATAAGAAGCCGTTGCCCGGTGTTTCCACAATCACGTTGACAACATCGTATGTGTAGTTTTGGTACCACTGGCTATATACACTATTACTTGTACTTAATAAGGTTGCATCGCCGGCTTGTTCTCCATTTGGACTACGATATACATTTAAGTTTGCATCCCAGTATGGTGGCAAGTCAAAGTCGGTTGTGTCTCCGGAGAATTGATCATTGCCTTGATAATCCACAACAAATTCACGGATTGTTGTTCTGTATGGTTTAACTTCGTTGATATAATCTAAGTAGTATTGTTGGTTATCTGCTACATACGCAGGTACCTGTTCTAACTGGCGTAGGTATTGAGTTGCACTTAAGAAACTAGTTTTAAATACCCAATCAAGATTCTTTTGTTCTGACAATGCATACTTAACCATAGTAAAAAACAATTGGTTATAGTCTAGTGCTAAATCATCAACAAAAATGTCATGTTCTATTGCTGTTAGTATTTCTCTTAGCTCAAGTGCCGGAGGAATTGTTGCAGTTTCAATTTGAATAGTGCCATTCTGAATTCCTACCAGAGATGATGTTAAATTACTATCAACATAGTAAACAACAAATTGATTGTTACTGGCATTCAGTACTTTAACGTAAGTATTTGCTGTTGGTGTTAGTTTACCGTATTCGAGTAAATTGGCCACCGCGATGTCAGGTGTTACTGTATAATCATATCCAGTCTGGTACCAATCTTGGAATGTCCAATATAAATTAGTCTTAAAACTCTGTACTGTAACCAATGACCATGTTCCTACTGTTACAGAATTGGTTGTAGTCTTTGTAGCTAATTCGTAAATTGCCCACTTGCCCAAATTATTAATATCGCTGTTGACTAAAATTTTATAACCAATTGTTAGCAGGCCTGCATCTACATACGCTAATTCGGCATAGGTATCAACTACTCGGCTATAACTGCCAGAACTTGGATTTGGAATGGCTTGCTCACTGTTTAACCCAGTCATTAACTTGCGTTCAACTACTGGATATGTTGCGAGAATCCCATTTACAAATGTTAGATAATTACTCAGTGCCAGCGACTGGTTAATAAACATACTTTCACGAGGACGAATACCAATGCCGTATGCTTGTGCTGGGGTTAACGCTGGATCGGGTACTGCGTTACCAGCGGCGTCTTGTCCAACTATACTGTCAACGATTTTACTCTTTATAACAGCAGGAATTTGACTGTGCGGATTACCTTCTTGTACCAATTGGTACTCACTGTGTACTACACCAGATTGAACGTTACGTGCGCCAATGTGTAGAACACTATTTTGTCCAGTTAATGCAGAATTAACATTATATAATGCAATGGTATCGTCGCGCAATACTGTTGCGTACGGTATGCCCTGTGCTTGTGGATTTATAATTGCAGCAGTAATGTTGTATACGCTATTTGATTTTCCGGCTGCTGTATTGATTGATGTCTTACCTGCTACCCAGAAATAGTACCCAACTTGTACTGCACCTGTATCGTCAACAAATGCCATGGCACTAAATGCGCTATCATCTGCGGCCAACGGAACGCCGTTGCCAACAGTGGCCACATACTCACTAGGCGGAACAGGACTTTGTACCCATTCATAAACTGCAATCTGACTGCCCGGGAATGTTGTGCCCCATTGGTTTAATCTATAAATCAATTGATCTTGTTCGTAGTTAATATATCTAACTGCATCAACGTCCCACCAAATTTTACCAACTTGATCAGGACCCCAGTGATAGTCTGTATATATTGTTCCAGTTCCTGCATTATATAACGCAGGATCGGAAGTCAATTGGTAATCAATATCCGCACCAATTGCATTTAATAGTTTTCCTTTAGCATGGTCAATATAATCTATAGAAGATAATATAACATTGTTTGACTTATTGTAAATGAATGTTCTACCAATGCTGTTGATATCTACTGTAGGTGCTTGTTGTCTTGTGCGGGACCAGGTACTTGAACCAGCATTGTAAGTATATACTGCCCAGCCTGTTGCGCCAGCATTTGTATCTGTGTTTACCCACTGACGATCATTAGTTAACCAACCGTTGGGCGGAGGGTTATTGCCAATTGATGCGTCATTTGATATTACCATAGATTGCAATGTAAAGATATTACCAGTGCTTGATATACTACCACCCGACGCAATAATGTTTGCGGTGTTTTGTATTGTAATTGTTACACTTGTATTATTTGGAATACTATTAACTTGATATAAACCATCATATACACTACTAAATCCTTGTACTACAAAGAATTCATTTTGGGTTAAACTATGTGTAGTATTAAAGACCAATTGTGCAGTTGATCCTAATGAATAGTTCAAGTTTGCTGTAGTCAATGGTGTTGCGTTAGTTCTATATACGTTCCAACCGCCGCCAAATCTTTGGCTACCCAAATTTTATTACCATCAACAATACCAGGTAATGCAGTAATAGTTGAAATATCAAAAATTTGATAATCAACATCGGCTAAGTTTACGTAACCAGATGTAGGTAAGTCCGACGAGTATGCAACATTCGCTCTGTTGTTATACAATGAGGTAGAAGTACTGTATATGTTACTAGCATTATACACGTTTGATGTTGTGGTATTTCCAGTTACTGCTAAATTAACAATGATGTTTCCAGTATTGTAATTATTAGTTGCAGTGAGTGACACAGGGTTTGTTAAAAATACACTTTGGTCTAAAACAAATTCTGTGTATTGGTTACTATTAACTGATCCGTATTGCCCAACTTGAAATGCCCATTCTTCGTATACGTTGATGTTGCCTGCAATCGTGTCAAAGGTTGCACTAGTCAATGCTGTGATAGCATCAATTGTACCTTTTTGTTTAATATATCCCTGGTAGAACTTAGTCTGCGTTGGGACGCTAATTCCTAAATTGCTCAAGAACGGGCGTTCGCGGAAGCCAATTAAACCTGCGCTGAATAGTTGGAAATTCTTATCTTGTGGCGGACTGTCTACGTCATAGATATTTTCAAATACTTGTGCATTGTGACCAAAGCTAGGAAGTAAACCTGTTTGAATATCACCAATATTGATTTGTGTCCAGTTGCTTAATGCAAAGTTCTGGCTAGCAACAATATCTATAGGTGCTGTATAAGTTGCATTGTTATAGGTTACCAAGTCGCCTTGCTTGTAATCAGTGCCAGGTTGCCAATTTGCAATTTTTGGATTGCTGTAGATATACCCAGCTGCACTTAATGCGCCGTCCCATCCACCGGTTTTTACTCCGTTTAGTTTTAATCGGAATTGACGTGTGCCTTGCTCGGGAATATAAATAATATCGCCAAAGTCATCAATATTGTCAAATATTAATGTAGTTTCGTATTGAATTAAGTCCAACTCTGCAAATGCAATACCGGTAGTGTCTAGTGTACTAACCTGGAACTGATTGTACAATGGTGCCGTAGGGCTATCGCTTCTAAGAATATTAAAATTAGTACTCTTAATTGGTGCAAAGTTTGTATTTAATAAACGGCTACCGTTGGGAATATTAGTAATTTCATCAATGACAGTCCCAATTGTATTAACTTCTAGCACATCTACTACAGGATTTAATACCAATATTGTGCCAGTGGCCCAACCCTGTTGTGCCCAGGTTAGGAACTCACGTATACTCAATATCCAATCTCGTGTGGTTTGCAACTCTATGTCAAATGTTGTGAACAAGAAACCTTGACTGGACAAATACCGTTGATAACTAATTAAAAAGTCTGCTACCTGTTGTGGCGAAGTAAATGTAGTCCCGTATGGAATAGTTAACGGAGTTTTACTACCTGTCTGATATATCTTAGCTGTTAAATTATTTACAGTAATTGTTTGCGAATTATTATTTGCAACACTTGGTAAAATATTAAAGAATGGGTGTGACGTATCGTATCCAGACACAGAATAACCGTTGTTGGTTTTTGTTACTACTACACCGCTATACGAAATAGTTTTAACAGGAACCGGCTTGCCAAGATAAACAACATAATTTTCCGTAGGAATAATAATACTAGAATTGGTACTGCCGGGACTTGTTTGCTCGGCTGTAATGCTAATCAGATTCTGATCTGTAAATCCAGCAACTTTATATGCTAGTTGTACACTAAAGTTATTAAAGTAACTTTCAATTTTAGCAACAGGATCCATGCCAAGATTCTTAACATAGTCAGCAATCCAGTTTAAGTAACCACATGTTCTTAGTACTGTGCCAGGACTGGTCATAGTATCGCCATTTACGGTCAATAATGTTGGGGCAATCTTTTGATTAGCTAGATTACTGAATTGTCCGGTAACTGGATTTTTATAAAAGCGACTCAAGTCTAACATTGTAGGAAAATACTGCGCCGGACGAGCCAATGCCAGTGCCTGCTGAATAGCAAAAGGATAATCACTACTACGGCGCCATGCTGTTTCTACAGGACCATATTCCCCAACTTGAAAACTATTACTAGCAGATGTTGGATTTTGTTTACCAACAATCCCAATTGCAGTTGGATCTAATAGGTTACCGGCAGAATCAACAGGTATAAACTTGGTTAGTCCCGGACGAGCAAATCTTACGTCGTGGTATGCTAGAGCGTTACTGCCGTTCCATACATATCCAGCTTCTAAGTCAGCCCACAATGTTGTATTACCACTTGTGTAGGGTGCAGGACCATATCGAGTTGCCCACCATGATGGTATTTTTGTCAATCCCAACATGTTCCATGGACTAGTGTGTGGGGTATCTGTGTCGAACCAGTAGTTGTAAATGGCTCTCCAAGACCCCTGTAAGTAACTACCATCTACGCTGTCTGTCCATTGGTCGTAGTTCCAAGTCCACGGATTGTTTTCATTGTAAGATTCGTTTGATGTATAATCAATGTTGTTACTACCAACCCATTCCAAGAAATTCTGCGTGATTAATTGTGTCCACTCGGGCAAACTATAATCGGTTTTACGGAAACGCCCAGGGATCACATCGTAGTGATTTAGAATACCACGTTCAACTGTAGATTTGTTATTGTTGTAGATACGTTTTTCAAGTTCAAATAAGAATTCGTCTCTGAAGTCTCCAAACGCCGGAGTAATACTACCATCGTGTCCTTGAATAGCCGTGACTGGGGTTAGGTAAGTAGTATCTGTAAATATTGCCGGGGGGTAGTCTTGTGCTAATCCCAACTTGATTGGAGTCTCAGGAACATAATTTCCATCAGTGTCCGAGTAATCGCGGATCATTAATTTGTCACCAAATGTTAGCGGTATATTAATTATAACTTCTGGGCTAACAGGATTAAAAGAATAATCATTGCCATCACCAATTAATTGAACGCCATTATGATATACCAAAACTGCGCGATTGCTCAACGCAGTGGTGTCAAAGATGCTGTTAATTTCGTAGTTTGTCTGACGAGCATTTAATACAGTATAGTTAATTGTAGAATAGTTACTACCTTGTGGTACCATATCGCTATAATACCAAGGAAAACTACTGTTCTTAACAGAGTTAATACTTGACATGATTGTGTCAACACCAGAGATTGGATCGTTATAATCTAATCCTTTTAGCGTTTGACACAGGTGTAAAAACTTATTCTTAAAACGCTGATATTCATTTCTTGCCAGTGTTAGGCCATTAACGATATTAACCACTGGATCAGTCATGAAAGTCATTGCATAGATTGCCGGACTACTATGTTGTAGTAGCGTGCCGCCCTGTGCTTTTAAATATCTGTCTTGAGAAGGAATAGTGGCACTAGAACTAAATGTTGTATTTTCAAGTAACTTATTATAGTGTGTGCGAATTTGACCAAGTGTAATCCCAGAGTTCGCTGAACCAACTGCCGGGAATACTTGATTTAATGGATTAAGATCGAGGTTCTGCGGAATCTGATAAAACCCAATTGCACTAACGCTATCACCGAATACTGCAATGTCAATTTTATCACCAACTGCCGGTGTAGACATCAATGCTATAACATTGTAAACACCATAAGGTATTAAATTGTAATCGTTGCCAGGTTCTAGTATTTGATTATTTACATAAACCTTAAGATGCGGAATAGTTGCAGAATCTACAGGCAATGCATCAAGTTGAATAGCTGCATAAGCACCAGCTGGAGTAATTGATCCAATTGGATATGTTGCACTAGTATCTTGTACAATAGATAAAGAGCGACCATCAAAAAACTTAGTTATAAGTTGATATTGTTCAGTTGGCTCAATACCCACCAACCAATTATTCAACTTGATTGTTTCACCATTGGCATTATTTTTAACCAGGTATCCTGTGTTACATGCAATCTTTGATGTGGTGTTTACACCAGACTCGTAAGTAAAGGTATCAGTGTCGTATGAGTTTTCAAATACAATATCGCCAATGTTATTAAAGTTTTGATACTGTAAAGGAAAGCCCAATACAGAATCATTGGTGCCTGTTGCCACAGTTGGATAACTAAAGAATGTTGTTCCACTAAATGTGCTGCTAGGATATACTGTAGTGTCGCTGAAACTGTATCCGTTATTGTCTACTAGATCAAACAGTGGTGCTTGGTTAAACGCTGTTTTTTCTTGACTGCTATGCCAGCTGGTTCCATCAAACCAGAATGTTTTACCAACGTTGGCACCCTGAGAAATTAAAACAGATTGTCCAGCAATAACTGGATCATCCGATGTTTCAATTAATCTTAAGAAATATTGACTATTAATATATTCAATGTCAACTTGCCAAATTTCATTTGCAACGGTGGTATCGTAGTCATTTGCAAAAATAACACGCATACCTTGAGTCAACAATATTCCATCAAGCGTATACGACTGCTGTCCCTCAATGTGAACGAAGGCATCTGTACTATCAAATGTAATTAAATCAACACTATTCTTAGCTTGTGATCCAAAGTTGAATAACTGTAGGTTGGGTTCAAATTCAATGATAGCACGACGGCCGGACATATTAGGCCCGTAGTTGACTGAAGTGTTATTGTATGCGGCTGTGGCATTCAATACATCTTTATGGAACCAACGGTTACTACGGCTCCAGGCATTACGATCCTGGCTAGAGCGATTAATAGTTATATAATCTGTGGTTGTTGCGATTTCTGATGCAAACGATTCAGGTACAATCAATTGATCAACTGGGGCAAGTGCAATACCAGTGCCAACACCATCAACATAATATTGATTGCCTGCATAGGTGCCAGGGACAACTAAGCTATCAAACTGAACTTTAAGTCCATTGGTGAATATCACGCCGTTTGGACTTGTGTAATTGGTTTTACCAAGAATGTCGTTATTAATATCAATTGGTGTTGATACGTTATCTACTAATTTGATTTGTCCTACAAATTCTGGATTACTACTATCTTGATAAAACAAGTAAGCAGCAGGAGCTGTGATCAATGGCACACGTTGATATATGTTATTTTGATTCAACCAGAATTGAGTTGATGCATACGTTTTACCGGATCCAATAAAGATCTTTTGTAATGAAGCTACACCAACGGTTGGACGAATTTGTATTGTATAATCTGATCCTGTGGGTACCAAATTAATTTGCCATACGCCCGGGCGGTTAGCTGTAGGAACAACGCCTGGCATTAGGCCGCCGGCCACTGTCCAGAAACTATCGTCTTGTGCATTGTTAATAAAAATAAATGTTTTATTTTGTAATTGATTAGTAATGCCATCTAGGCCTTCGGGAAAGTTCTTCAGGAAGGTACTTAATAATACGTTTTGTATGTCAGTATAATTAAATGTTACTGCGGCACTAACTGTAGCATTAGTGGGCATACTAACAAAAAAGTCTTGTGCATTTGATTGCGGAACATTAAATTGTATTACGCCAGAGTCTGTGCCGTTGTTACTAACACCATATACTTCTCTGGTATTAATAGTTGCCACGTTGGGATCTACGCCATTAACGCCTTCTTCACTTTGAATCCAGAAGTTAAAGCCAGGTTGGTCAACTATAAATTTATATGTACCCCCACGAGCCAATGTCAATTGCGTATTAGGATGTCCGCCATAGGTACTAAATGTAAAACCACCCACTGCTGTATTTCTTGTAACTGTGTAGTCTGCCAGTAGTGGAGTTGCGCCGGATGTTACTTCAACTGAGTCCGGGCCATTTGGTATCCAGTAGTAATTGTTATAGTTTACAAACTTATCGTAATCAAAATGTCCATCAAAATTATAATAGTCAGATGTAAATAAACGTTGATGATTATCTACTAGTCCGCCATTGTTTGCAATACTTTGTAGTAGGTCAATATATCCACTGTTTAATACCACATTGTTGTTTTTATCTTTAACCACAACACTTGGCTCAAGTTGATAGTTGGCACGCTGAGTACTAAACTCAGGAACATAATTGTCGCCTAGTTTATATGTTGGAGCAAATGTTCGACCAATATATCCACTAACCGGAATGTTAACTGCATCAGTTAATAACTGATCTATAGTTGCGCCAAGGAAGCGTTGGTTGGTTACCGATTTAAAGGTATCTGGTAAAAAATTAAGTGTTGATCTTATTGCCATTAATATGTGCCTACGATAGTGTTGCCAAGATTAAGTTGTGCTGCTGTTACTGCGCTAATAATATCTACGTCATTGACCGTTGCTGCACTTGTAATAATTTCCCAAGGTTCAGCGTTAATCTGGAAGTAGTTACCAAATACCAAGTTGTCGTCTGCTGGCACAATTAACACACTAGCAATAGTAGGAACTAAACTTGTATGTAGGTATGCCGCTAATTCACTAAAATAGAATGTGTCACCAAAGTCCCAGTTTGCAATGTTAAAGTATGCGTTGATCGCAGCAATAACCTGACTCTTAACTTCGTTAGGTGTAATACTAACTGCAGGGTTAATAACAACCTGGAAGCGAGCACGTAAACTAGGATCAGCTTTAGATCCAAAGAGTGGTTTAAATTTAGCAGGATTGTAAATTAAACTATCACTAACTGTTTTAAAATTGTCTAATTTACTATAGGCAATTTCTAAACTACTTGAAGTTGGTGCAACAGGCTCTACTAGAGTACCTGTTAAATCCTGTATCCAATTCATATAGCTTGTTGTGTAGTCTGCTGTTAATACATATAGGTCAATCAAGTTAACCGGTGTAGGATCAACACGATTACGATTTGGGCTATTGTGTTTATACTGGAAATATAGACTGCTACGTGATGTTGCGGTGTTGGCAACTGTAGTATATAAATCAGGATTGTCTGGTGTGCCGGTCATTTGTGTTTGCGGGAACGATACTAAAATTTCATTGCGACTAACATAGCCATCGTTTGCTGTGATGACATCGTATATATCCCAGATAATATCTGTGCCAAGCGGGGTACTATTACCAGGGTGTGAGTTTATCTTTAAGATTTTAATTAAGTCAGCAACAGGAGCACCAATTGTTGAATCATAAACTTTAACAGTTGGATCAAAGTAGAAATTGGTCTCAGATGCACTAGCAAAACTATACTGTAATGTTTTGTATTGAATATTGTATAAGCCGGCATTGTATGTAAACTTCAATAACCAATTGGTACTTGAACCAATTTGACTTGGAGGAATATTGGCCCACACTTGATTTACTTGATCAAAATATAAGCCAAAGTTGACCATTGACTGAATTTGTGTGGCTATAGTTGTAATCACCGATCCAGTTAAATCATTTTTAATTGGAGGAATAATAGAACTTACAATAGATCCGGTTGGTACAACCATGCCAAAGTAGGTTTGTGAATTGCCAACTACGTTAGTAACTGACGAATAGAATGATGTTGCATTTGAATTGGCATTTGTTAGGAACTTTACGCTTGATCCTGTTGTGACATATTTTAAATTGCCACTGGCAACATTGCCCACGTTGATTACGTTACCATTGTAGGTTAAATTACCGTAACTACTTGATGTAGTATTACCTGTTTGCACAAAAGTAACATTACTGTGCGTTGGCGCATAGCGTGGATAATTTGCATAGTAGTAGTTTGTCATTCCGGTAGAACTTAATACAGGAATAACGTCATTATAGATTGCAGAGTAGATATCGTTAGTGGTTAAGAAACTAAATGTTTCTGACCCAGTGATAGCATTGGCATACAATATACCATCGTCGGCAAAAATATTTGTGCTACTAAAACTGCCGGTTGTATCTAGCGTATCAAGATATAGACTTACACCACTACTTGTGCGGTTAACTGCTTTAATTTTTTGTATACTAGTAAAGTTTGTTAATGGAAAGATATTATAATCTTCACCAGTGATCATACGATTCTGTGTATAATAATTTTGCGGTGCGTATGTTTTAATACTTTGTAAACTTTGAGTAGCTGTTGCATTGGTTACAGTATATTGTAAACTAGCCACAACTGTTAGAGTCTGTCCGTTACCATGAGCATCAACATAGGGAATAGCAACTACAACGTTTGATAAATCATCTGGAGTAATAGTGTATGAAAGACCATTGCTTGTGCGGAAGTAAAAATTAAATGCGCCTTGCGGAATGTTGGCAAAAGAGCCGTCACCGAACACTAAACTGACCTGGTCATTGTTTAATGTATTAACTTGGTACAAGTTCTTGTTTGTTGATTGGTTAAAAACAACATTGATACCGGGTAGCGCAGGCACTTGAGTCCATAGTGTTTGCGGAACATTGTTTACGTTTAAGCTATACAACCAGCCATCGGAATTATTAATGTTGTTTGTTGCAACTGTAACAAAGTTGTTTGGAATAGCATTTTGTATTTTAAAGTTGGTGGCCTGCATACTTCCCTGTTTAAAGTACAAGAAGAAGCCAGTGTTATTACTGTTATTACCATTGTTGTCGTTTTGGTAAAGAATGTTAAATTGACCCAAGTTAGTTGGGTCGCGCTCATATATGTAACTTTGACCTAGTGTACTTGCACTAACAGCTTCAAAGTTAACTTTTGTATTCTGAATATTAACACTAAATGGTGCCAGGGGTAATGTATTGCGATTTAAACTAATTGTGTATTCACTAGTTTGTACGCCATTGATAGCCTGTGTGTTACCAGGTTTGCCGATTGCTTGGTTAGTAACCAAGGTAGCATTTAAAATTGTAGTGAACTGCTCTAACCAATTGGTATTGGTTAAATCGTTCCAATAAATGGTAGTATTGGCTAGACTATTGCCGTTACTGTCAGTGATGTTCTCTGTTGTACTGATACTGTTAAATTTAATTAGACCGCTTGCGCTTTGTGTACGGGTCGGATTATAGCTCAACATACGTGCTAATTTTAGAATACTGTCGCGACGTTGCGCTGTATCAATAAAGTTTTCACGTGCGTTTAGATCTGTGCGGAAACTCAAACTTTGACCCAAGAACGCAATCATATCAATCAGTGCCAGGTACTCACTTGATTCTAAGAAGTCATTGAATGTTTCTGGATAATAGGTCTGCAGGTAGTTGATCATTGAGTTACGAAGTGTTTCAAAGTCGTAACTAGTGAAGTCCGCATTAGTAAAGCTCTGATAGACCTTAGTCCAGTCCTGGTTTACTAAAAGATTTGTTTGACGTGTTGTTTGTGCCATATTAATGTTTACCTATATTGTATATTTATCGGCAAAATAATATGGGCAGTTAATTCGTGGTCAAAGTTGATGCATTTTTATTAAAGTTTAGCAGAATAGTGTCTGATTGATTTGACGGGATATACGATAGAGATATTTGAATTTGCAATCCATTGGTTTGCTGTGTAACATTTATACTAGAAACAGTTAATCTAGGATCATAACTAACAATTCGTTTGATATCCGACGTGATAATGTCTTGAGTTGTTTCGTTTAATGGCTCAAACAGCTGATCCCAGATGATTGTGCCAAAATTTGGTTGCATTAGCTTAGATCCTTTACGGATATTAAAGTAATTCATTAAATCTTGTTTGGCCAGTGCATAGTCCGTTAGGCTATAACGTTTTTTGTTAACTAAGGTGCTAAATCCGCGATATACTATTGCCATATTAATATTTACCTACTTAAAACTGTCACAGCATAACGGCCTGCATTAAAGACATTTGTACCGGCGCCAGTATTATTGTAGCGCCATGCCCATGCACCTGTTCCGCTTGTTCGTGATCCAGTGCCAAGTATCCAACATACGTAAAGCATGCCAGCTACTACATCAGCAGTATCATCATGTGTTATTGCTCCCACGTGTGTAGCAGAAACATATAAATCATTTAGATACTGGTATGCTAAATGATCTTGTGCCACAGTGGTTGTTAAGAATCCGTTTAGACTAGTAATATTATAAAAATAGTTTTCGTAAACATTTAATCCTTTGTTTACATACGTTGGGCGCCAGCAATGACGATAGTTTACGCAATCAGTGCCATATGCGGCATTGGATCCAAATGCAATCAGTCCGTATGATTCTAATAGAGCTGGTGTAAATTGATAACGACCAAGTGCGTTGCCTGCGCCAATTAAATTATAATTCCAGTTACTTTGACTGTACCCAATTTGTGCTTGTAAATTTTGTATCTGTGTAGGTGTTAGAATACCAATGGTAGCCCAACTTGGTGCTGCAGAGGTAGTGGCGGCCGCAATACCAAGTAAACTGGTTGGTAGTGCATTAACAATTGGTTGCCCAAGAGAAGCGGCTATTCCTGCATCCATTATCTTTTCCAAGGTTCGTGTGCCGGAGCAATGGTACAAATACTACTGATTGATCCCGACGCTGTCCAGTTTGTGCCATTAAACGAAACATCTGGTAAGCTATTCATAGTTGGCATGGTAGCAGATGGGGGATTGCCTGACCCGCCGCCCAGGTTAATTGATTGGCCGGCTATGGTAGCAGGACCATTGGAGCTCATACTTAGTCCGCCACCGCTTAATAAACTTGCGCCGCCGCCACCAAACAGTTTTATTTGTCCGTTTGTACCTGCAGTCAACGAGCTCAATGCTTGAATATCAATAGTTTGCGGACTACTGATTTTAACACCCTTTGCACCACTAATGTTTACAGTATCATTGCTGTTGATGTTTAATGCTGCATCACTATGTAAATTTAAATCGCCTTTTGTTCTGACATTAAAACCTGTATCTGCAAATATGTTGATTTGTCCGTTGGATCCAAACTCTATCCATTGATTACCACTGGCACTAGCTATGTAAAAAATACCTTCTGTGTCATTCATTAAAATCTGATGACCACCACTTGATCGTAATCTGATTAATCTGTCTACTCCA